TCTCGGATCTTGGAAGGTGAGCGTATGGCGCTCCGGAAGCAAAAGGTCCAAGGTCCAGACCGTAGGGCGCTCACCGCAGCCACAGCGGTCATCCGGCTGGACGAAACGTCATCGTGGAAGACCTGGAAGTTCGGGAACAAGGACTGGCAGATCGAGGCGTGGCGCCTCTATGACATCGTCCCCGAGTTGCACTTCCTTGCCGGCCGGTGCGGTGAGAGCGCCTCGCAAGCTCGCCTGTACGTCACGGAGGTTTCGGATACCGGCGAGGACTCCGGCGAGACCAGTGATCGAGAAATCGCTAAGCTCGCTGCGATCCCGCTGGGCACCGGTGCCCGACGCGATGACAACCTCCGGCTAGCTGGGATTGACCTCGCGGTAGCTGGTGAGTGCTGGGTTGTCGGGGAAGGCGCGGCGCGAGACCCCGAGTCTTCCGGCCAGCCCTGGTTTGTGGTGACCGGGTCCGCCTTCAAGCGGGAAGGCGGCACGATCAAGATCCGTCGCCCCCGTGTCCAGGGCGGGGGGTGGTTGGCGCTCCGAGATGGGGTTGACATCCTCATCAGGTGTTGGCGCCCTCACCCTAATGATGTTGATCAATCCGACTCGTTCACGCGATCCGCGATCGTGCCGCTTCGTGAGATCGAGCTGTTGACCAGGCGGGAAAACGCCGAACTCGATAGCCGCATGACCGGTGCCGGGGTGTGGTTCCTACCAGAAGGGGTCGACTTCCCCCGCGGCGAGGATGACCCGGAAGGCATCGCGGGGTTCATGGCGTACGTGCAGCGCGCGGCTGCCGCATCCATGAAAGATCAATCGACCGCGTCAGCCATGGTTCCGATCATGGCGACGATCCCCGACGAGATGTTGGAGCACCTGGACAAGCTCAAACCGATCACGTTCTGGTCCGAGCTGAGTGCTGCCATCGGGGACATGCGCGACAAGGCCATTGGCCGGGTGGCTGTCTCCGCAGAGATCCCAACGGAGACGTTGACTGGGATCGCGAACGCGAACCACTGGACAGCGTGGTTGATCAGTGAGGAGGGTATCCGCTGGATCAAGGGCTACCTTTCCTTGATCGCGGACTGTCTCACCCGCGGTTTCCTCCACCCCGCTTTGGAAGCTCGCGGTGTTGAGGATGTCGAGCGTTACGCGTACGACTTCGATACATCGAAACTTGCCGCTCGCCCCAACCGGCTGGACGACGCGTTGCAACTTCGTGATCGTTTCTTGCTTACCGATGAGGAGACGATCCGGGCCGCCGCGTTTGACCCCCGAACGATGCCAACCGCCCAGCAACGTGCAGAGATGTTGTTGCTCAAGCTTGCTGAGATCCGACCCGAGATCTTGGCGGACCCTGCGGTTCAGGATGCTCTCGGGATCCCCCGGATCTCGGCAATCGGGGGTGGTGGGACGTCAGTCGGCAGCCCACCAGACGATGCGGATGACGATGCGGACGGACCACCCAACGATGGCGAGGCACCGGACGTCGACAGCTCGGGGGAGCTGTCGAGCCGGCTCGACCACCGGATTGGGCAGCTGACCGCATCGCCACCCACGACGGAACACGTGTTCCATTCAGCGGCCAAGTTGCTGGTGTACCGCGCGCTGGAGTTGGCCGGTGGGCGCCTCACCACCCCGGCAGAGCGGCGTGGCAGGTGGAGTGAGACACCGCGTCATGAGCTGCACTCGCGGGTGGGTCCGATCACCCGAGACAAGGCCGAGAAGGTGCTGACCGGTGCGTGGAACCACATCCATGTAGTTTCCGCTGACACCGGTGTAAGTGCTGATGACCTCCACCGATTGCTGCACGGGTACGTGATGGAGCTGTTGACCCGCGGCATCCCGCACCATGATGACCTGTTGTACACAGCCTTGAAGATCGCGAACCAGGGTCGGGGGCTGGATCATGGCTGACGACCCGTGGGTTCCCGCCCGGTTGGATGCTCGGATCGGGGTGAGCACGGCTGAGGCTGACATCCGTCGGTCGTTTTGGGCGGTATTGTCCAAATGGCTGGTTGAGACGTCACGCCGCGTACTGCGCGGGTCTGGACCGCCTGATCTCGATGCGATCTGGGCTCAGGCTCCCGCGTGGCACACGGCTGTCGAGCACGTGGTCCAAGGTGCGGTGAAAGACGCCATGCGTTCCGGGTACACCGCGCTGATGGGCGACGATTACCCGTGGGATCAGCGGGTGTTCGTTGCAACTTACCTCGGTCAGGTCACCAACCGGATGGTTCGTACCTCGGAAGACGCGTATGACCTGGTGGCAGGGCAGGTGGCCGAAGCGGTCAACCTCGGGGAGGGTATCCCGCAAATCCGGGATCGGGTCGACCAGGTGCTGTCGACCACGGCCACCGAACGGTGGCCGAACCGGGCGACCGTGGTCGCTCGCACCGAAGCCATCGGCGCTCTGAACGCTGGCCGGAACGACGCATTTCAGGCGTACGCCGAGGATGAACCGGACGAAGAGCTTGAAAAGGTGTGGCTTGCGACGTCTGATTCCCGCACCCGCGAGACGCACCAGATCGTTGATGGACAGCGCGTGCCGCTGGACCAACCGTTCATCGTCGGTGGGTTCCCGCTGATGTTTCCGGGGGATCCTTCCGGGCCACCCCAAGAGGTGATCCAGTGCCGTTGTACACAGTTGTTGGTGGAGGTTGGGGAGTCCGTAGACATGAGCAACCGGCAATTCAAGAGGAGGTGAATCGTGCGCACGAAATTCAATGCCATGCTTGCGCCGCTGGATTCGCCAACCGGTGACGAACGCCGGTTTGCGTCCAGCGGTATCGAGCTTGCCCCCACCCCGTTCCCGTTTGAATGGGTGCGGGAACGGCAGGGTGGTCACGACGGAGCGGTATCGATCGGAGTGGTGCAAGAGGCTGCCATCACTACGGTTGACAAGGCTGTTGAGAAAGGCTGGATCTCGGAGAGTGCGGCGAAAACTGCGAAACTCGACGGGGATATGAAAGCTGTTTGGGCACGCGGTGAGCTGTTCGACGATGCCGACCGTGAAGAGCTGAAGCGTCTTGCTGACGACGTGGCTGAATCTATGTTCTTGATCGGTGAAGGCACGCTCGGTCCATCGGTGGACCTCGACAGTTTCGAGGGCATCCCGGTTCTGGAAGGGTCCGACGAACCGCTGACGTTCGAGGAATTCGAGCGGGTGACCGAGGAAACCGGCAAAGAACCAAAGATCGAGCTTCTGGTTACGAAAGGTCGCGTACGTGCGGCAACCCTGGTGAGCATTCCGGCGTTCTTGGAGACTTCCCGGCCGTTGGAGCTGGTCAAGTCAGACGATGGCGATGCGTCGCTGGTGGCATCGGTGACCGGCTCGACAGACCTCCCGATTGCGGATCGGGCGGCAGCGTGGGATGGTCCGGCGGCAGCCCGGCGGGTGTTCGAACACTACACCGACGGTGACAACGTAGACACGAAGAGTGTGGCTCGGGCGTTTTTGTACCGGGACCCCGATGCGGACTCAGCGACACAGGCCGCGTACAAGCTCGGGTTTGCGGACGTCGTTGACGGTGAGTTGAAGATCATTCCGCGTGGGGTCGCCGCGTGCGCAGGTGGCCGGGGAGTGGACGCCACGAAAGGTGTCCCCGACAGCGAGAAAGCCACGATCAAGAACAAGGTGTGTTCGCTCTACTCCAAGATTAAAAAGGAGTACGAAGACTGGCCTGACTGCCCGTTCAGCAGCGACGATGGGGAGGCAGCGAGCAAGACTACGGCGTCCCTGGTCGCATCCGTGGCCGTGACCGAGCTGCCGCGTGCCGAGCTGTTCGATACTCCGGCGCTCGATCGACCCACCCCCATCACGATCGATCCCGAGACCGGTCGGGTGTTCGGACACGTTGCGACGTGGCGCACCTGCCACACCGGGTTTGACGATGTGTGCGTGACCGCGCCGCGGGACCCCGGTGGTGGGTACGCCTGGTTCAACCGCCATCCGATCGATACGAGTGACGGGCTGGTGTGGGCTGGCAGGTTGACCGCCGGTGGGCGGCACCCCGAGCTGAGTCTCACCGCGTCAGCCACCATGAGCGCCTATGACAACAAAGTCACGGCAGCGTACGTGCGTGCCAGCGAAGACGATCACGGCATCGTCGTCTCGGGAGTGCTCGCTCCTGACCTGGACGACGCGACGATGCGCACGCTTGCCCGACGCAAGGTGTCCTGTGACTGGCGTGAGACCTCCGCCGGGCTGTCTCTGGTGGAGTTGCTGGCGCTCTCCCACGGTCCACGTCAGTACTCAGAGCCGGGTTTCCCGGTGGCCGCGTACTCCAACCGCGGCCGGCAAACGGCGCTCACCGCGTCGCTCGGCCCGTCTCCGGACGCAACCCCGCCGGACGTGTCCGCTCAGGTGCGGGATGCACTCCGGTCCGAGCGTGCCCGGAACCGGGCGTCCATGGAACTGGCGCTGGCTCTCGGTAGGCGCGGGTGCTGGCCAGTACCGGTCAAGACAGAGGAGTGATGATCATGTGTGCGTGCGGGAAGAAACGGCAGCGTTTCATCGTGAAGCTGCCGGGAGGTCTGACGATCACGAAGACCAGCGAGGCAGCTGCACTGGCGTACGCGGCGAAACACCCTGGTGCTAAAGTAATCAAGCCGACGTAGTTGAACACCGCAAAGCGGGGCTCCCCAACCGGGGAGCCCCGCTTTGTATGTAACTCAGGCCTTGTAGATGTCCTTGACGTTGCCGACACCGGGGAGCGGTGCCGCACCGTTCACCCGGTAGTGCCCGCTCTTTGTGATCCACACCTGGTACGCGAGTCCCGAATCATCCAAGATGACCCAGTAACGCAGTGCCTTGAACGCGGGGTTGTTCTGTAGCACCGTCTTTGCCTGTGACACCGCGTCTTGCAGCGGGAGGGTGACCCCCCCGACAGCGATGAAATCGCCGTAATCTGCGATCAACGATGCGTACTCTTTGACCACTCCTGCAACCTCAACCTTGATCATGACAACCTCTTTC